TAATCCAGATTACAAATTTAACGAGGGGGCTCTTATTGAAGAGTTCCAAACGTATATTGATTCTACATACTGTGCTCACTACGGACAAGGGGGATTACAATCTTCTGAAGTCATAGTAGACAGGGGCCATGGGATGGGATTCTTTCTAGGTAACGTAGACAAATATGTGGCCAGATATGGAAAGAAAGGCAGCACCCCTGCGGAATACCGAAAGGATCTCCAAAAGGTGCTACATTACGGATTACTTGCGTTGTATGAACATGATCGCAAGTACAAAAATAACAACTTATAGTATCAATAAAAAATTGAAAAAAACACTTTACTTTTACCCGAGAATGTGATATAATATTATATATAATTTACAGGAGAAATTATGATTATTTCAGACGATACCCTCAAGGTATTGCAAAATTTCGCTAGTGTTAATCCTAACCTAGTACTAAAACCAGGCCAAAAGGTGAAAACAATTTCAGAGGCTAAAAACATCCTGGCCATTGCTGAAATCACCGAGGACTTTCCAACGGAATTCGGAGTCTATGACTTAAACGAATTTCTATCCGTTCATGGTCTAATTGAGAACGCTGCACTATCCTTTGATGATAAATCACTTACTATGGCTAGCGGTGATCAAAAAATCAAATACTATTTTGCCGAGACTGACATTTTAACACAACCAACCAAAGACATTACAATGCCTAACGCAGAAGTTGGTATTAATCTCACAGAACAAGTACTTGATCAAATCCAGAAGGCAGCGTCTGTATTAGGTCATATGGAATTATCACTTAGTGGTACCAATGGACTTATAACAGCAAGTGTCTTAGATATTAAAGACGCTACTGCTAATACCTTTGATATTGTGGTTGATAAAGACAATTCATGTAAAGAACAATTCAATTTTGTGGTTAATATCCCAAACTTGAAACTACTATCCGGTGACTATTTTGTGTCAATCAGTTCTAAATTGATATCAAATTGGCAAAATACCAACTATCCGGTAGAATATTTTATAGCTTTAGAAAGAACTAGTAGTTATGGTGTATAAGTATAAGTATACAGAAAGAATCTCCCATTATAATGATGGGGATAATATGGAGTTTGCCGAATGGTCGGGATCTCTTAATTTAGTCTACTTTGCAAAGGAGAAGAAAGATGGCTGATGAAGTAAATGCAGTTGAAACTGCACAGAACGAGGCACCGCAACTGTCTCTACAAGATATCGCAACTATGGTACAAATTATTGATGTTTGTAGCAAGCGCGGTGGATTTGAAGGCCCAGAGCTAGAAGCTGTGGGTGGTTTGCGAAATCGAGTGGTAGCATTCTTGAATGCTGTTGCTCCAAAAGATGGTGATGCCCCTGAGGGTGACTTGCCAGCCGAAGAGGACCCAGCTGAATCAGCTGAATCAGCTGAGTCCTAATCAAACGGGGGCCCGAGGGCCCCCATTTTATTAAGGAATTATATTATGGATCGCAATGAATCCTCACGCCTAATCGAGGCACTCAAAAACGGTACTGTTACAGTAACATTTAAGAAAATCATTACAGATGAAGTGCGGGTAATGCCGTGCACACTCAACCCAGTAGTCCTAGAAGCATACGATATTAAGTCAGAAATTAAGGATGTAAATCCAGAGACTGATCATCTTGCTGTGTGGGCATTAGACAAGGAGGCTTGGAGGTCGTTTCGACTTTCTACAGTTGTTGGCTGGGAGGTATTATAATGGATGATTTCCTGTGGGTGGAAAAGTACCGCCCGCAGAAAATTAGCGATACAATTTTACCGAAATCTATTAAGAAAACTTTTGGAGATATTGTTAAAGGGGGTGACTTACACAATATGCTTCTAACCGGTACGGCCGGAACAGGTAAAACTACTATCGCTAAAGCTCTGTGTAATGAACTCGATCTCGACTATCTGTTAATTAACGGATCAGAAGAATCAGGTATTGATACACTCCGAAATAAAATTAAGAAATTTGCCTCATCGGTCTCCTTACAGGGTGGCTATAAAGTAGTAATACTTGATGAGGCAGATTACCTTAATCCACAATCAACCCAACCTGCTCTTCGTGGATTCATTGAAGAATTTAGTGCGAACTGTAGGTTTATATTAACGTGTAATTTTAAGAATCGTATTATTGAACCACTACATAGTAGATGTTCTGTAATCGAATTTAATATGTCCAAGAAAGATTCTGGTGTGCTTTGTGCTGAAATGCTCAAACGTATTCAGTTCATTCTGGATAGTGAAGGTGTAAGATATGATGTTCCTGTAATTGCAGAACTGATTATGAAACACATGCCAGACTGGCGTCGAGTGTTGAATGAATTGCAAAGATATTCTGTATCTGGTATTATTGATACAGGTATATTGGTTACCTTATCAGAGGTATCGGTAAACGAACTAATGAAATCCCTACAGCGCAAAGACTTTAAGAAAATGCGCCAGTGGGTAGCAGATAATATTGACACAGAACCAGCGGCTGTATTCCGTAAGATATACGATAATATGTCCGAGTATGCAGAACCACAATCTATTCCTCAGTTAGTTCTCATTCTTGCAGATTATCAGTACAAAAATGCCTTTGTGGCTGACCATGAGTTGAATATCGTGGCCTGCTGCACTGAAATTATGGCTGGAGTCAAGTTTAAATGAACCCATTTGATTATGTAAACAGCATCAATATCACTAAGAAAGATATTATGCACGATGATATTTCAGAAAAGGCATACACTCCGTTTATGGTTAATAGGGCCTTATCATACTTTAATGATACTGTTCTATATGCTAACGAGATGAATATTAACCACACTATAGATAATAAGCTTCAATATCATTTTCTTATAAATATAATTAAGAAGAAGAAAAGATTCTCAAAGTGGTTGAAGCCACAAGAGGTGGAGAATCTAGAGCTCATTAAAGAATATTATGGATATAGTAATGAAAAAGCTAAGTCCGTTTTACCATTATTTAATGATGAAAATATTGAAACATTGAAACAAAGGGTTTATAAAGGTGGAAAACGCAAATATTGAAATCAAAAACTGGACACCGGCAGACATGCTGGAAATCACTCTTAACGAACCCGACGACTTTTTAAAAATACGTGAAACATTAACACGTATTGGCGTAGCATCACGTAAGGATCAAAAATTATATCAGTCTTGTCATATACTCCATAAACAAGGTAGATATTTTATTGTACATTTTAAAGAACTATTTTTGTTAGATGGAAAACCATCTAACTTAATAGAGAATGACCTAGAACGTAGGAACACAATTGTAACACTTCTAGCAGATTGGGGATTGTTAACAATTATCACCCCAGCCATGACAAAGAATCTAGCACCATTGCGACAAATAAAGGTTATTCCATTTAAAGAAAAAACGCAATGGGAACTGTGTCCTAAGTATAATATAGGTAACAGTAATAATGGAGAAAAAAATAAAAGACACTTGGAAAAGATTTCACAAATTAATGAAATCCAGCAGACTGAATAAAGTGTGCCAAAAGTGTTTAAAGTAACAACGAAAGTTGTATAAATATATGTGGTTGCCGAATATTCGGGGCCACATTTATACCTTGCTAAATAAATAGGAGGAAGCTATGGTAAGAAATACTATGAACGTGCCGCGTTCATTATTCATTGGGTTTGAGCCCATTCTAAATGAACTTGAGAGAATCCACAATGCTGGAAGATCCCAAGATAACTATCCACCCCATAATGTTGTTAAGGTCGATGATGAAAATTTTATCATTGAACTTGCAGTAGGGGGATTCTCAGAAGAGGATATCGACGTAGAGGTAAAGGATGGTATTCTTTTAGTGAAAGGCCAACACGCTAATGATGATGCTCGTGAATATGCACATAAAGGTATCTCATCCCGCAAGTTTGAAAAGTCATTCCGACTTTCTGAATTTGTTGTTATTGACGGTGCCAATCTGATGAACGGAATACTAGTGGTTAACGCCAGAGTAGAAGTTCCAGAAGAGAGGCGTCCTAGGAAGATCGCATTAGGGTCTGCTGGGCCATCAAAGAAGAAGGAGTTTATCCAAGATTAATTCCGGTGAGCAGCGAAAACTCAGTAGATATGTTTAACACATTTACTGGAGAAATAACATGAAACATATTATCCAATTTACGGAAAAGTATGAAAATGTTGCCGAGACCTTAAAAACAACTATTGTAGCAATATTGACAACAGGGCTAATTCTAGGATTAGCCCCAGCCATCATGGCCCTACAATTACATAGTTTTTAAGTCTTATTGACTATCATGGGGGGACGTAAAAACTCCCCCCATTTTTAGTATATATAAATGAAAAAAACACTTTACATTTGCACTAAAGTGTAGTATAATATACTTATTATTAAAAGGTGATATTTTTATTATGAAATTTTATACAAATGTAACAAGATACGGTAATATGTTACTTTATCGTGGCTATGAAAACGGCCAGAAAAAACAACAAAGAATCAAATACCAACCCACTTTATTTGTAAACACGCCCAAACAAACTTCATGGAAATCCCTTGACGGCACGCCTGTTGCCCCTATTAAGATGGAATCTATGCGTGATGCAAAAGAGTGGATTGCTTCTAATAAGTCCACTGCCGGTAGGAAGATATTCGGCAATGACCGATATATTCCAGCGTTTATAAATGACGAATTTCCTGGCATTATTGAGTGGGATCGTAACAAGATTAATGTTACTTCATTCGACATTGAGGTGGCATCCGATGAGGGTTTCCCACAAGCAGATGCTGCAGATTATCCGGTAATTTCTATTGCCCTTAAAAATAATATTGACAATACCTATTACGTGTGGGGTCTTAATGACTATGATGTAGAACAATCCCTAATGAAAGATAACCGAGTAGTGTATAAGAAATGCGCATCCGAAGCAGAACTGTTATCTGATTTTATATTACATTGGTGTTTACCAAGTAATTGTCCGGATATTATAACAGGCTGGAACATCAGATTCTTTGATGTGCCATATCTAGTCAACCGCACAATTAAAATTCTCGGCGACGATATGGCCCGTAAATTTTCTCCTTGGGGATTAGTCGACCGACATGACGTCAAAATGATGGGCCGCGAACAGACGACCTACGACCTCAAGGGTATCTCAACTATTGATTACCTAGAACTATTCCCGAAATTTGGTTACTCTTATGGCACTCAAGAATCATACCGATTAGATCATATTGCGAATGTCGTTCTTGGCGAGAAAAAACTTTCCTATGAAGAGCACGGCTCGCTCCATACATTATATAAACATGACCACCAAAAATTCATCGACTATAATATCAAAGACGTAGAATTGGTTGATCGGTTAGAGGATAAGATGGGTCTTATCACGTTATGTCTTACTATGGCATACCAAGGTGGCGTGAATTATGTCGACACATTTGGCGTGGTACACATATGGGAATCAATCATTCACAGATATTTGTACGAAAATAAAATCGCCATGCCTTTCTATGAGAATAAGGTAAAGACCCATTATCCAGGTGGTTACGTAAAAGACCCTATGGTTGGGTTACATGAGAATGTCGTTTCGTTTGACCTTAACTCACTATATCCATCTTTAATCATGCAGTACAATATGTCAACAGAGACTATTGCGTCTGGCGATGTTATGAACCTAGATATCGAGAAAATACTTCAAGGATATACTTTCAAGAATCCTGGTAAAGCTATCGGTGGTAACGGCCAAATGTTTAGAACAGATAAGAAAGGCTTTATGCCTACTCTTGTAGATGGTATGTACACCGAACGTGTTGGTATCAAAAAAGAAATGCTCTCTGCACAAAGAGAGTTACAAAAGGTAGATAAAAATGATAAACAAAAATTATATGAAATCGAAAAACGCATCAACATTGCTGAGAATAGGCAAATGGCTATTAAAATTCTTCTTAATTCTCTGTATGGTGCTATGGGCAACAAGTACTTCAGGTTCTTTGACCAACGTATCGCAGAAGCCATTACTCTGTCTGGACAACTTACAATACGGTGGGCAGAGGTCGCCATTAATAAATATCTCAACAGGGTGTTGTCCACCACCGGACATGATTATGTTATCGCAATCGATACAGACAGCCTGTATGTTAGCCTAGACGAACTGGTTAAACTGGTCGACCCAGTCAATAAGATTGATTTCCTAGATAAAGTCGCACAAGGCAGATTGGAACCTGTTTTGGCCGATGCCTATGCAGATTTATACAAGATGATGGGCGGAATCGAAGACCGAATGGTAATGAAAAGAGAGGTTATCGCTGATCGAGGCATCTGGACAGCAAAGAAAAGATATATCTTAAATGTATTTGACAATGAAGGTGTTCGGTATGCAGAACCTAAACTAAAAATCATGGGTATCGAGGCAATAAAATCTTCTACTCCAGAACCTTGCAGAGATGCTCTTAAAGAAATCTTTAAAGTGATTATGACTGGCGATGAAGTTAAAACTCAATTGGCTATTAAACAATTCAAAAAGTATTTTACATCATTAGATGCGGATAGAGTTGCATTTCCTCGTGGAGTTTCCAATGTAACCGACTACCGAGATGCTGGTACAATATACAGAAAAGGTACTCCTATTCATGTTCGTGCTGCCCTGCTACACAATCATCTATTGGATCAATATAGTCTAAATAAGAAGTATGAGGCAATCAAGAACGGCGAGAAGATCAAATTCGTTTATTTAAAAGTACCCAACAGTCTGAAAGAAAACGTAATCGGATTTACTCAGTATTTGCCAGAAGAATTTGCACTTGCTAAATACATAGACTATGAACTACAATTTGATAAAACTTTCTTAGCGCCAATTGAGCCAATACTCAAATCTATTGGTTGGTCGTCAGAAGAACAGTCATCTTTGGAAAGTTTTTTTGGATAAAACACTTTACTTTTAAGTCTAAATGTGTTATAATAGACACATTAACAGGAGAAAAATATGCAATCAAGATATCCTATTTACATTATATCTAAAGGTCGTCCAGATTCAAGACTGACAGTCAAATCTCTCGACGCTATGGGTGCAATGTATAGGGTTGTTATTGAAGAATCAGAGTATGATGATTATGCAGCAGTAATTAACCCTAATAAATTATTGGTATTACCTGAGGGATTTAGAGAAAATCCAAAGTGGGCCAGACGTTGTGAAAATACTGGCCTGCTAGGTGGGTCTATCCCAGTCCGTAATTGGGTGTGGGAACATTCTATCGCAGAAGGTCACAAACGACATTGGATTTTGGATGATAACATTTGGCATTTCTATAGAGCGCATAATAATAGGAAGACCAAGGTATTGACACCAACACCTTTCCGAGTATGTGAGGATTTCACGGATCGGTACACTGATGTTAAAATGTCTGGTATGAACTATGCCGCTTTATGTCCAGCTTACAGCAAAAGGCCACCATACTATCACAATACCCGAGTATATTCTTGTATACTATTGGCTAATGATGTGTATGAAAACGGTGAATTATATTGGAGAGGCAAGTACAATGAAGATACAGATTTATCCTTACGCCTCATGAAAGCTGGTTATCACACATATTTGTTTAATGCATTTGTCTGTGGTAAATGTGCAACCTTGACTATGAAAGGGGGTAATACTAAAGAAGTTTATGGCATTGACCAAGCTGGAACTAAACATGCTCGAACAGGTTCAGACTTTGATCATAGACGAGCCTTTGCAGAATCTTTACATGCTCAACATCCAGGCGAAGTA